CCGTCGATTTACTGACGGCTCCGCGGATTACGCACGTAATTCACATGGCGGAAAACGATTTACGCAAATTACAGCTTTCTGGGTTCTATCGAGACATTGAAATGAGTTCTCCTTCTACCAGTATAGAAAATACAACGGTCGACGATAAGATTGACAAACTTCAGGGGATTTCTCGCACCATTAGTGACGAAGAATACACCTTATTGGAAGTTCACGTTAATTTAGACTTAGAAGGGTTTGAAGATACCGACGAAAACGGAGAAGAAACAGGTTTAGGGCTTCCCTATCTGGTTACTATCTGCAAAGACACGAATGATATTTTGGCGATCCGACCTAACTACAATCCCAACGACCCAATGCGGAAAAAAATTGAGTATTTTACTCATTACAAATTTTTACCAGGATTGGGCTTCTACGGGTTTGGGCTTATTCACATGATGGGCGGATTAACCAAGTCGGTAACGGCAATTTTGCGTCAGTTGATAGATGCGGGTACTCTCTCTAACTTACCCGCAGGGTTTAAGTCTCGAGGACTCAACATTCAACGCCATGACGATCCTATTCAACCAGGAGAGTGGCGAGACGTGGACGTACCAGGAGGTAGACTCACGGATGCGTTTATGCCGTTACCGTACAAGGAACCAAGTGCGACATTAACGAGTTTATTAGCTTCTTTAGTGGATTCGGGCAAACAATTTGCCGCTACGGTAGAACAACCCACAGGAGACGGCAATGCGGAAGCTCCAGTTGGAACGACGGTAGCCTTATTAGAGAAAGGGCAACGAGTGATGTCCGCGATTCATAAACGTTTGCATTTTGCGCAACGCGTTGAGTTTAAAATCCTTAAACGGGTTTTTGGAGAGTTTTTACCCCCTGAATATCCGTATCAAGTACAAGGGGCACAAGAAAGCGTATTTAAACAAGATTTTGACGACAGCGTGGATGTAATTCCTGTAAGCGACCCCAATATCTTTAGCATGACGCAAAGGATCACGTTAGCGCAAACCCAATTACAAATGGCGCAGTCTGCTCCCGAATTACACGACTTACGCGAGGCTTATCGCAAAATGTACTTGGCGTTAAACGTAAAAGACATTGATGCAATTCTTCCTCCCGAGGCGGAAGCAGTTCCCACGGATCCTGTACAAGAAAATATGAATTCTTTATTACAGTCTCCATTACAGGCATTTCCGCAACAGAATCACGATGCGCATATTGCAGCGCACGTAGCTTTTTTGCAAAATCCGAATACCGCAGAAAACCCCGAAGCGGGTGCGGCACTTCAAGCCCACGTTCAACAACATAACGCCTTGAAGTATAGAATTCAGATTGAAGGCATTCTGGCACAGCAGGGAATGCAACTTCCACCTCCTGGACAACCTATTCCTCCTGAAGTGGAAAGTCAAATCTCTATAGCTGCAGCGGAAGCGACACAACAGGTAACGGGACAAGAACAAGCCTTAGCGGAAGCCATGCAAACACCTGATCCACAACGACAAATGTTTGAAGAGCAACTGCAATTAGAAAAAGAACAATTATCTCAGAAAGAGATGGAAGACGTGCGTAATAAAGAAACCGAGTTAATGAAAGCTGAGTTAGACGCACAGATTGAGCGTGAGAAACTGGACTCTAAAGAAAGGGTAGAAGACACGAAAGCCGCGATTGATTTACAAGAATTAGAAATGCGTAATAAACGCGACGTTGAAAAGAACTATACTGAACTGGTTAAAACAGTTCGGGAAAGTAGAGAAAAGGAGTAAATTATGCCAAAGGTAGGTAAAAAACATTATCCCTATACAAAGAAAGGGAAAGCTGCAGCAGCCGCTGCTAGAAAGAAAAGGAGAAAATAATGAGTAGTTATTATGACAATGATAAGTATCCTTCACCGTCTAAACAGACGAATAGACCAGATCCTAAAGTTCCGACGCCGTCGGGCAAGGGATTTGCTCAAGCTAAGACTGTTAAAGCGGGAGAAGTGATTACTAATTCAGAGGGTGACGTTGTAGGCGAAAAGGCGAAAGTCAAAGCCGCTTACGGTCAAACTAAAGGACTTCTTTGGTATAGATACATTAAGTAATTAATGGACTATATCGTTGCAACGGAGCATTTGCTGCGTAAATATCGAGAGAGGAAAGAAGCTCTCGCACAAACACTAGCCTCAGGTAGTATTCAAGATTTTGAACAATACCATAGGATAGTGGGTGAAATAGCAGGTTTGAATATCGCTGAACAGGAAATTCAAACCTTACAATCCAATATGGAGGATGCCGATGACTGAAACTGTTCCAACTCGAGTAGCAAACTTTGGAAGTGATGATGAACAACCTATTATTACTCCTGAAAATTTAGACTCGCACGTAGATAAGTTACCTCGTCCAACGGGGTATCGTATTTTAATTTTACCTTTTACAATGCCAGGAGTTACAAAGAGCGGCATACACTTAGCCAAAGAAACTGTGGACAGAGAACGTATTGCCACCGTCGTTGGTTATGTGATTGCGCTTGGACCTGACGCTTATGGAGATTCTCGTAAGTTTCCTGATGGAGCTTGGTGTAAAAAGGGCGATTGGGTAATCTTTGGGCGTTACGCAGGGGCTCGTTTTAAAATAGAAGGCGGCGATATGCGTCTTTTAAATGACGATGAGATCTTAGCCGTAATTGATGATCCCGAAGATATTTTATCATAACTAATCATGGAGACACCATGCAAGAAGAAGCAGAACAAATAGAACTAGAACTTCCCGAAGGCGAAGTTGATATACACGAAGCCGACGTGGATGATTCAATTAAAACTGTTCCTGAGAAGGAAATTGAGGTAGTTGAAGCAACCCCCGTCGAAGAAGATGAATTAGATAAGGTTAGCGACTCCGTACAAAAACGGATAGATAAGCTAACGTATAAGATGCGAGAAGCAGAAAGACAGCGAGATGAAGCCGTTAATTATGCTCAAAATATCCATACGGATAATTTTCAACTAAAAGAAAAATTAAAGAATTCCGATTCTTCCCTTTTCAAAGAGTACGATAATAGGATACAATCTGATGTTGAAAGAGCGAAAAGTAATTTAAAAGACGCTCAAGAATTAGGAGATGGTGATGCAATTGCAACCGCAACCGAGAATCTTTCTCGATCGGCAGCTGAATCTGAGAACCTTAAACGGTTATCAGCGCAGCAGCAATTACGACAACAACGGGTTGAGCAACAAGTTGCCCAAGCCCCTAGTCAGTCTCAAGCTCCCCCTGCCCCCGATCCAAAAGCTGAAGCCTGGGCTTCCAAAAATAAATGGTTTGGAGATGATCAAGCCATGACTTTTGCAGCCTTTGGAGTTCATAAAGAATTGGTGGAGCAAGGAATGGATCCTTCTTCAGACGATTACTATGTTCAAGTAGATAGTCGTATGCAAGAATATTTTCCACAAAAGTTTTCCAATGAGCAATCTAGACCCGTGCAACAGGTTGCTGCTTCAAGCCGTGGGGCTACAGGTAAAAAGAACGCACGCAAAATAAAGCTGACACCTAGTCAAGTCGCAATAGCGAAAAGACTAAATGTGCCACTAGAAGAATATGCTAAGCATATCGAACCTGGAGTATAAAAATGACAGACACAATTGATACAGAAGTCACTACAGAACGTAACTCGCGTTCTGCCGAGACCCGAGAAACTCAAACTCGCAGAAAACCTTGGCAACCCCCGTCTATGTTAGACGCACCCAACGCACCCTCTGGATATGCATTCAGATGGATCCGTGAATCAACAAGAGGAAATGATGACAAATCGAATATGTCAAAACGTATTCGAGAAGGTTATGAACCTGTGAGAGCAGAAGATTATCCTGAGTTTGAAGCTCCAACTGTTGAGAACGGAATACATGCAGGAGTTATAGGGGTTGGAGGATTAATTCTCGCTAAAGTTCCACTAGAGACAGTGGCGGAAAGGAGTGCTTATTTTAATGAGCAATCCCGAACGCAAATGGAAGGTGTGGATCACAACTTTATGCGAGAAAGCGACCCTAAGATGCCGTTAAAAGGTGGAGACATCGATAGGTCATCTAAGGTCGAATTTGGTAGTAGGATTAATTCCGACGATGATTAACACTATATTTACAAAGGAGTAAATTATGGCAAATACAGATGCCCCTGATGGATTTACACCAGCTAAACATATGTATGGTGGTACAATTCGGGCTGCAAGAATGAGAATCGCAAGCGCAACTAATGCATCCATCTTTTCAGGTGATGTAGTGACGTTGTCCAGTGGTTATGTCATTCAAGGCACGGCGACAAGTACCCCAGCAGGAGTTTTTTATGGTGTCCAATATAATGCGTCTGACGGAACCCCTACGTTTTCTAAAGTATGGACAGCAGATACGGCTACTCAAGGTAGTGATGATGCTATTGCTTATGTATATCGCGATCCAGCGATTATATATGAAGCACAATTTACTGCAGGAACCCCTGCGGTAAGTTTTATTGGCACCAAGTATACTCTCTCAACGACAGCAGGTTCTACAACGAACGGCAGATCGAAAGAGGGTGTAACAGCAACTACTTCGAGTGGAATAGCACTGTGTGTAGGCTTTAACTTAGACCCCAGTAATTCAATTGGGGCTTCGGCAAGAGCTTATTTCACATTCCCTACATCAACGTTCGCAGTTTAAATTAAGGAGATAAGAAATGGCAATTAACAGAGCACAACTCGTCAAAGAGTTAGTACCTGGATTACATGCGCTCTTTGGTTTGGAATATGAGCGTTATAACAGTGAGCATGAAGACATTTTTGACACAGAAAGTTCTGAAAGAGCTTTTGAGGAAGAAGTGATGTTAACTGGGTTTAGTGAGGCTCCCGTTAAGGGAGAAGGTGCACCTGTTGTCTATGATTTTGCACAGGAAGCGTGGACGGCTCGTTATACACATGATACAGTAGCTTTAGCTTTCTCGTTAACAGAAGAAGCAATCGAAGATAACCTCTACGATACACTTTCTTCTCGATACACGAAAGCCTTAGCACGTTCGATGCAACAAAGCAAGCAAGTTAAAGCGGCTAACGTTTTAAACAACGGCTTTAGTTCATCTTATGTAGGAGGAGACGGTAAGGCTCTTATGACCACCGATCACCCCACTGTAGGTAATGTTGATATGAAGAACGAGTTATCTACATCTGCCGATCTTAATGAAACTTCATTGGAACAAGCACTAATTGATATAGCTGCTTTTAAAGATGAAAGAGACCTTAGGATCAATGCGCAAGCTAGGAAATTATTAATCCCAGCCGCGTTGCAATTTGTAGCTGACAGACTCTTAGAAACACCAGGACGTGTCGGTACTGCCGATAACGATATTAATGCGATCCGTAACATGGGCATGGTCTCAGAAGGATACGCAGTAAATCATTATCTGACAGATACTGATGCATGGTTCGTCAAAACTGACGTACCCAATGGTCTGAAGCATTTTGTTCGTACCCCTGTATCCACAAACATGGAAGGTGACTTTGAAACTGGAAATGTTAGATACAAGGCGAGAGAACGTTATAGCTTTGGTTGGAGTGACTGGAGAGGCATATTTGGCTCGCCAGGAGCGTAATAATTATAGGGTGGTGTTATAGCCACCCTATATTTCTAGGGATTTTTTTAATGTCTATCGACTGCCCTAGCAGACATGCCAAGACGATAGATTTATTTAGGAG